CTGAGCGGCCGCGTCGCCCGGACGGGCGAAGTGGTAGAAGCCCAGGCGCTTCGAGGCTCCCAGCGTGGCGTTCGCCTGTGACACCATGTACGGGTTCACGTAGTCGTCGTCCTCGGTCGCCTTGACGATGACGAAGTCCGCCCACAGGGCCGCGACGTTCAGACCGGCCTGGTGGCTGGAGATGTCGATGCCGTGGGCGTGGGCGGGACCTGACTGTGCGACGGGCTGCGCGGCGGGGCGTGCAGGCGCGGCAGCCGGGATCTGGCCCGAGCTGCGTCGGAACTGCGGCCACTGCTGGAAGAACTTGCCCTCGTCGAAGCGGTGACAGCTGGTCCAGCGCCCGGCCCGGGTGTGCGGGTGCGAGGAGTAGCGGACGGTCCTGGTCTCCTGCCCGGTCTGGTCACCGAGGTAGCCATCGATACTGCCGTCCTCAGCGATCCAGGCTTCGGAGACAAGCGGGTCGCTGCCGTCCTCGACCACGACCACAGTGTGACCCACGCCGCCCTCGTTGGCCGCCGACAGAATGATGTCTCCGGTACGGAAGCCCCCGTCGGGGGTAAGGTTCTCGTCGGCCCAGTGGACCTCGTTGAACCCGTGGGACTCCATGCCCGGGCGCAGGTTGCCGGTCCAGACATCGTTGATCTCGATGAGGGCGGGGTGGCCCCACGGCACCTTGTAGGTGTGGTGGAGGCCGTAGGAGATGGAGCCCGCCACCAGGGACGAGCAGTCCGCGTTCTGCGGAGTGCTGACGTGCCCGCTGGAGTCAGCGTTGGCGTACCAGGTGCGCCGGTCGGGCTGGCTGTAGCCCACGTTCTCTGAGTCACAGATCCTCCGCGCGATCTGCGCGGTGACGGTCCCTACTGTCACTTGCTCTCCTTCTTACCGGTAGCTCCCTGGAGCTGGCGCTCCAGGTCGATGACGCGCTGCTCAGCGATGACGGCGCGGCGGGTCAGGGCGGCGATCTCGGCGGTCAGGGCGTCGATGACCGCGACGGCGTCGACCTGCGGTGCTTGGGGTTCCATGGATCCTCCTAGGCGTCTGGGACGGTGCGGGGCGGCACGGATATCCGTGCCGCCCTGCCAATCATAGGCCACTCTTACCGAATCCCTCAGGCTTGGTAGCTGGGCCGTATAGGCCGCCGCCCATGGCCATGTCGTCCTCCAAGGCATCCCCATCCCTGCCCCCGGCGGGGACCGGTTCCGGAGGCCCGAGCCTCCACGGAGACTCTCCGGCGTAGTCGCGCATGATCGGCTCTCCATGCTCGTCGACGTCCTGGTCAATCTGTCGAGCCCCCTTGACGAGGACGGCCACCGTCGCGCCGGGGGTGCCGGTCACGTCCACGTGCCACTCCTCCAGGTTGGATCGATCCAGCACCCCCCGGGCTCCCTCGTTGGCGAAGACGACCCATGGGGCTTTCTTGGACGCGATCTTGGGCACGTAGTCCGGGAGGGTCCACCGGTAGCGGCCCTCGCCGTCGAGCGTGACGTTCTCCCAGTACTCGATACCGTCGTAGGGGGACTCCGTGCAGGAGTGCTCCAGCCACAGGCCTCCGCGATCGGCTGTGAGGCCGGGGACCCGCATGGAGAACTTCTTGGTTCCGCCGATGTTCACTCCGGCACTATTGATCCACACCTGGTGAGACCCGGTGTACTGCATCGTGGTGGACTTCCGATCGGCCCAGAATCTCGGAAGGCTCTCACCCATCGGTCTGATGTGGACCTCGTTGGCTCCCACGTACAGTCGAGGCTTGTTGTCCGACTTGGTTCCGTAGGCGAAGCCGGTCCCGTTCATCCACCAGTACACGTCCTGGGCTTGCAGACTCAGGCCTCCAGAGCTGAAGGAGAACGACGTGTTTCCCGACGGCGAGTACATCGCGATGGCGTCGGTCCCTACTGAGATGTACGGGGCTACGTAGTCCCATCCGCGCGGGTACGGGGCCTGAATGCGCAGCGACGGGTCCCCCTTGGGAGACTTGTACAGGGAGATGGCGCCATCGCCCCAGTTGTCCTCCAGGGAGTTGAAGGCGAGGCCGCACCCCCACTTGGCGCCGTCGGTCCCTCGGTCCCGGCCGGTGCGCGCGGAGGTGATGTCGTTGAACCACACCATGGACCACGAGTCCCGGCGGCTGAGGTGGCCACTGATGCTGATGGCGCCAGTCTGGGCGTCGATGTCCAGAGCCTTCCACCCGTCACGGGCGTAGACCTGCATCCCCGAGGAGGAGAGCTTCAGCCCCCGGTTTGCGGTCCGATCCGTTTGGATCGTGGCTCCGGTGATGACCTGCCCGTCGAGAGCCCCGACCTGGAAGTTGTTCGAGCTGATCGAGTTGGCCGCAATCATCCCGGCTTTGATCTGCTCGAACTCCCCCTGTCCGGCCGTGACGATCTTCGACCACACGTGGTGGGCGGTCGCGTCCACGAAGGAGGCGTTGCCGGTCACGGTGAGCTGATCGGTAGTGAGAGATAGGAAGCGTCCTACGTCAGAAGCGATCTTCCGAGCCGTCACCTCCGCGATGTTGGCCGAGCCCGCGGTCAGCTTCCCCACGTCGAGGTTGCTGATCTGCTCGGACGTGACGCGCATCCGCTCCCACTGGGAGCCGTCCCACCGCCATTCAGCGACGATGTCGAGGGTCTGCGCGTCCTGGACCCGGGCAGTGTCGCCGGGGGCCTCTCCCGGGAACGGCGGCATCGTGTCCGAGGTGCCTCGGATGTAGAACACCGTACCCAAGGAGGTGCGGATACGCCGTACGGCCGACTCCATGGTCGCGGCCGTGAGCTGGGAGACCGTCTTGGAGTAGTCGTCCCCGGCCTCCTCCCACTTCCACCCCTTGGGGGAGTAGACGACCGTCGAGCCCGGAGCGTCCCGGGTGTTCGAGGGCGCGGAGTGCCCGGGTAGGGCGAATGACGGTACGGTTACGTACTGGCCGCCTGCCGCGCCTGCGGCGGCGTTGGCGCGATCTCGGGGGCCAGGCATCAGAGGGCCTTGATGATGTAGGGGAGACCGATGTACGGGTCGCGCAGGTCGACTGGCTGCGACCCTCCGGCAGATACCGCGACCGGTGAGCGGTCACCTGAAGAGGTGCCGGTGGACGTCAGGTAGGTGTACCCCGACGTACCGATCCCGATGTCCTGGTTCGCGGTACGGGCCTGGAACCGGGAGCCGGCGTTGCCCTGCTCACCGATCTCGTGGGTGTGCGCCGGCATCTGGGCGATGCTCAGCGTGACGGTCGCGTTACCGCCCCGGTCGCCGACGTGGTACTTCGTACCGGTGCCGACGACGGATCGCTCCCGAATGTCCGGGATGCGGAAGTCATTTCCGGAGGACGAGCCGTACGCGGTACCGATGGCGGCGAAGAGCTTTGGGTAGGCGTTCCGCTGCACCAGGCGGCCGTCGCATCGCAGCCACCCCTCCGGGTCCTTCTCGGCCCCGAACATGGCGATGGTCCCGACAGGGATGGCCTTGTCCATAGCGTCCCGGATTCCCTGAGCAATGGTCTGGACCTGCTTCAGGATCTCGGCGGGCTGCCCGGCGACCTTGGTCTCCAAGTTGGTGACGCCCTGGGTAGCCGCGCTGATGCCTCCCTCGATGCGGGTCAGGTCGGCGGCGGTGATTCTGGTCTCATCGGCCCCGAACCCGTCCCTCCACTGCTTGGTGGCGACATAGGGCTGCATTACTGGTCTCCTTCTGCTCTGAGGACGAAGATTCGCCCGTCGGGGGCGATCCACATGCTGGAACCTATTGTCCCAGAGTCCGGCGGGATGGGTCCGGATGTGACGAGGGTGGTGGCGACCTGGGTCATGGCCTCGGTGAGGTGCTTCATCTCCTTGAGAGTCCCCTCCCGAGCGGCCTGCTGCAGTGCGTCGCTGCCGCGGAGTTTGTCCTCGACCTGCTTGGCGATGGCGTCGGCATCGATATTCTGCTCCAGAGTGATGGTGTTGGGAGGCCCCCAGTTGGAGCGGTTCCCGGCGCGGTCGAAGGTCCGCAGGCGCACCTCGTACTCTCTCATCTCGTACCCGGCCAGGGGAATCCGCTGCATCGGGGCAGGCATCTGAGCCACCACTCCGGGGGCGATGCCAGGGTGCTGAACACTTACCTCCACTCCGGCGAAGTCGTCTGGCATGTTCTCGCCATCAGCGCCCAGGTAGTTCCAGATCACCTGGAGAACGCCGAGGGTCTGCGCCAGCCTCGGGCGCCCGGGCATCGGGGGCGGAATCGTGTCCGAGGCCATCGTCGCGATGACCTCGGCCGACCAGGCCCCGACGGCGTCTCGCGTGACGGCCCGCACGCTGAAGGCGTACTGCCGGCTGGTCGCCAACCCCTCAATGTCGGCCTCGGTCGTCCGTGAGGTGCTCAGCCGCCCCGCCTTGTTGGGGATCTCGCGGACTGAGATGTCGTAGCCGATCACGTCCACGGCCACCCCGAGGGCGTCAGTGTTGACCTCGTCCCACCGGAGGGAGGCGACGGCTACCGGGTAGCCGAGATGCCCAATCACCGCGGTCGAGGAAACCACGAGGCCCTGAGGGGGCAGTGGGTTGTGCTTGCTGGTCGGCGTCTCGGGGCGCGGGTTCTTCCCGTCTGAGGTGGCGGCCCCGAGAACGCCCTTCTGCTTCTTGGCCAGGCGCGACAGGATGTCGTCGAGCATGGTCCCGAAGGTCGTGTGTCCCTCGCAGCGACCGTTCTCGGTCACCGAGATCGATATCTGGGTGACACGCATCCTCTCCAGACCCGTGCCGCGCTCGACGCGGATCCAGTCTCCGAGGGAGTAGTCCTCGAAGGGGAGCCACTGAAGGTCGTCGGCCTCCCACTCGCGCTTCACCTCGGCCGCCGGGGTGGCGCCGGTCTTGAGAGTGAGGTCAGCCACGCGCCGAGCCGTCCCCTCCAGCTCGACTCCGCCGGCGTTCACGACCTTTTCGGTCCGCGGAATGCCCGCCGGGGCCTCCGGGTTGGGGAAGGTCCACGTCCGACCTTCGTCGCCCTTGACCAGGACGTGAGTGCACAGCTGGGACCAGTCGAGTTTCTCCGGGGCTGACGACGTGCCCGCCCCCAGGCGCCACACGACGGAGAGGTTCTCGCGGCTCAGGGCTGAGTCGGCGTTGTAGACCTGGAGCGTACGGCCGCGCCAGCGGTAGTCGATCATCCCCATGTTCATGAGCGTGTCCAGAATCGACTTGACGGAGACCGACGGGTCGAAGGCGATGGTGGTCTGCAAAGACCACCCCTGACCGGCGGAGTCAACGGCCGTGCTGACGTCGAGCGTCAGACCGGCTCCCCAGCCACGCTTGACCGCCGCGTCCCACACGGTACGGAGGATCTCACCAGCGTTGCGGGAGTTGAACTTGTACTTGCCGTCCTTGTCCCGGGCCACTGGCGGGACGCTCCAGACGAGGGCGCCGTCAAGGCGGTGACCGATGTGGATCAGGTTGGCCTTGCGATGCGCCGTCCCGTCCTCCACGAGGTTCCACTCGGAGGAGAGGTTGATGAAGCGCGCGTTGTACGGCTCGTACCAGGTCTGCCCGTCGTAGCTGAGCTCGACGGCGATCTCCACGGCGGAGTCGAGCAGCCCGCCGCGCACCCCCAGGCCCCCGTTCGGGTAGGAGAGGGTGAGCGACGGAGTGGACTGTCGAGGGCAGGTGAAGGTCCCAGCCAGGGCGTCTGGCAGGACGCCGAGGCGTGCCCCGGCCTGCTCGTAGGCGACGTAGCGCATGGCCAGGCCACGCGGGAACGCGGGGTTTCGGGGCATCAGTAGGCCATCCTTCCGCGAAAGCGGCCGGTCGTGCCTGTCAGCGTCATGGAGATGCGGCCCTCAGCGTCGGGAGTGGCCCGGAAGCCTCCGGGACTCATGGAGATCTCCCCGTCGGCGGAGCGCGCGTTCCGCTGAGGCTCCCAGGTGTCGGAGGGGTTCTTCCAGGCGCGGTAGCCCGCTACGTCTACCAGAAGGCGCTCCCCACCGTTGAGGGTGCCGGTGAAGGTGAACGAAGAGCCCGATACGTTGTCTCTGACGGTGCACGTGCCCGCCGTCGGCTCAAGCATGAGCCAGCCGTCCGGGATAGGCATGACGCAGCCGGTGAATGCAGACATGTTGGTCAGGTCGGCGACGAGCTCCTGCGTACCGCGCCACAGCCCGGAGACGATCTCGTATACGACCGTGAACGAGATCGTCTCCGAGTGCGGGTCGAGCTTGGGCTCGACAGAGGACGAGGGGCGCACCTGAGCCTCCCGCACGGGGGCTCCCTTAGGGGTGTACCGGAGCGTCTGCATCCGGCCGAAGGCGAACAGGCGGCGCATGAGGTCCTGGTAGTTCCTCTCCAGGACCTCAAGCCCCTCCTTGCAGCGGTTGCCGTTCCGTCCGTCGGTCCAGGAGAACACGGTGAACTTCAGGGCGACGGTGGCGGACTTGGTCACGGACGGGGCGATGGGGAGAACCCCGAAGCGTCCCGGGATGTCGACCGAGGCGTTCCACGGGGCGCCTCTGGTCGACAGGGCGGTGCCCTCGGCGAGCACCCAGCGCTGCCGGGCATCGTCCAGGTCAGTGCCGTCCAGTGAGTAGATGGCCATGGGTGGGTGACCTTCCTCAGATGGTGGCCGCCAGACGTATCCCCTCGGCGACCTCGTCGCGAGTCTTGGAGTCCGGCTGAGCCTGCGGGTAGTTGTTGGTGATGTTGATTGTAGCGCCTGATTGGCGCCCCTTATCAAACGATCCCGAAGACTCGGGTGCCGGGTTCGGGCGGCCGGTCGAGGCCCGGGCCGGGAGTGGCTGCACGTTGGCGCTGAGTCCGATCGTGGCCGGCTTGGTCAGGTC